TTGAGCGTTCTGGAATCAGATGCCATTAGACGAACTCCTTAATAATCTTTGAGAACGCATCTTGCCATTCCCGAATAATGTAAGGCTGAGCAGCCTTGAGAGTTGGAAATATAAAGTAACCAGAATTCCCACGGCCTAGCGATGGAGTCCTATTTGGGAACTGCCTGAATCGGTTAGAACCGAATTCCATTCCACCCCATAGGCTTCTAGTAGTTCCACCACCTGAAAACCTCTGAGAAGCGAAGCCAAGGCTGATTTCGCCCACCTTAGAACTCTTTGACACTTTACCGCCAGCGGTGATTCGTGTTGCAACCTTTGTTGCCACTGTCCTAGTTCCAGAAGCTTCTTTAATCTTTCCAAGAGCATAATCAGCAAGAGCGCCTGATACCTTCTTTGCTTCGGTTACGGCAGTGTCGTCCATGGCTTTGAAGGCTCGGATTACTTCTCGGATCTCTTTCCGATTGTAAGCCTCAACCTCTGCCTGGTTCATTACGCTCCTTTAATACTTCGATCGCGGTAAGAATGTCCTCGGCAGTTTCCCATTCCCTCATCGGGATTTGGGTCGCTATCGCTAACTCGACAATTAGTCGGTTGATACTTCCGCGCTTATGGCTTTTGGGTCATCATCGCCAACCTCAAGATTCGTTATGCCTTCCATCCAAATCTCTAAGGATTTAGTTGGTTTCCCAGCGGCTTCACGCTTCATGGCACTATGGGCAACGAACAAGATATCCCACATTCCAGAGAACTCTGAAATAGTTTTCTTTGTTGCCATTTCCCACTTTGCGAAGTCTGGTGGATAGGCAATATAGGTTGCGCTATCCCCAGACACGAACTCGACTGTTATTGACTTCTTCATTTTGCTCCCTAGTTAATTTCTAGCTGAATGCTTCTGTTGGAGTTCCAACAACAAGTAGTGACCAGGAATCAGTTTGCGCTCCTGGAGCTGCGCCACCGACTGCTGGGAATACTGGGAACGCTGTTCCTGTAAAGACTGCGCCAGTTGTTGCAGTAATTGAATAAGCAAGAGCAGTGTTTGGAGCAGTTTCAGCTGCTGTCCACATTGCTTCGAATAGTGAAGATGCTGCGCCCCAGTCAGCAAGAAGTTCTACTGCGAGAGTCCACTGATCATCTGTGTGTGCGTAAGCCTTGCCATCAAGTGTCTGATAGGTATCGATGGTTGGTGAGTTTGTTAAAGTAACGCTAGTTGTCTGACCATCATAAGCTGCTGCTGCGATGGTGAAAGTAATGTCGCGCCCTGTGATAACAGTTGTTGCCATTGGGTTTTCTCCTTAGTTGGTTTGCGTGTAGTAGGTTGCCACGCTTATATCTGCGACAAGCAAATTGCTAGCGCCTACTTGTGTAACTGTTGGTCGTTGAACTGCTCCTACTTCATACCCAGCTGGGATTGCAGATACAACACTTATGATGAGCTGCTCGATATTATCAAGCGATGCTGGGTTGCTGTTATATGCAACGCAGACTGTTACTGTGTAATTTAGTTTGCAGTGGAAAGTTGATTTGCCGATTGTGTCGAACTCAATATAAGGTGAATCTGGAACTACAACAATTGCTGGCGGAATTACAGTTTCAGGAACGAAGGCATAGACATTGCCAGCAACGCCAGCAAGAGCAGTTGCGAGTGGTTGCCTAACGGATGAGAGAATCGTGGATGCGGTCATTGAACAATTGACTCAACATCTATATAAGAGCCTAGAAGCCCCACGCATCTATTGAATAGTGAGCGCCCCATGCGGTAAGGACTTGGAGTGAAATCCACTCCTTCAATTTGTCCACCAGGAGCGACTCGCGATTGGAATACCTCAACCGCCACTGTCAAAACTGCCGATTCAACTGCCGCAACTCCAACATAAGTTGAAGCGCCTGAAAGAGTAGCTAAGCCTGAAGGAATGACATTCTTTTCAAGAATATCTGCGTTTGTAATTGCTGCTTCAAATTCATAGTCAGTTGGAACGCCAGTGATTGTTACTGTCGCGTTAAATGGTGAACCGCAACCAGTTATGACTACTGATTGACCAAGAGAAAATTCATGAGCGCCTAGTGTGTGATAAGTGGCGACATTGTCTGTCAGCGACACTGCATCGATTGGCTGCGCGTAGTTTGTAAGCATTGGCAAGATTACTTGCTCGCTTGTATCAATAATGTCTGTCAAATAAGCATCTGAATAAAGAGCGGTAGACACGCCAAGGATTGAGCGCAGTTGTTCAACTGAAACTATTGTTGCCATATCTACCTCTCTAGGACTGCTGGGTGAGTCGGGAGCAACCCACCCATGATTAGTTTGTTGTTACGCAACCATCCACTTGTAAGCACCAGCAGCAACCTTAGTTGCGATTGCGCCGTAGCCGAAGTAGCCAACATTGATCTGGCCTGAGTTAATTAGGTTTGACTCTAGGCGGAAGGTTGGTGACTCATACCAGGTGTATGACTCAGGATTGATTGCAACGATTGTGCCATCTCCAGTGCCTGATAGTGAGCGTGAAACATAAAGGTTCAAGCCGTTAATGTTTCCTTGTAGTGAAGTTGTTGAAACTGCGCCTGAGTTATTTACAGGGTTTGCTGCTGTGTAGATAGCGCGGTTTGTTGTATCAACAAGGTTCATGATTGCGCCCCATTGCTCTGGGCTGCATACGA